CGTCGCGGCCGACGCGGCCTGGATGCCGGCCCGCGGGTGGTGGTTCCCCGCGACCTGCCGACCAGGGCCCGTACGCCGGGACTCGGTCTCCACCGTCATCTCGGCGGCCATGGCCCGCGCCGGCGTGCACGGCACCGCCCACCAGCTGCGCCACTGGTACGGCACCGAGCTCGTGCGCGCCGGCGCTGACATCCGCGTCGTGCAGACCCTCATGCGGCACGCGAGCCTGTCCACGACCGCGCAGTACGTCGAGGTCGACGCCGACGCGCAACGCGCGGCGATCGCGCGGCTCGCGCTCGGCGACGCGGCGTGATCGCCGCGTCGCCGGGATAGATTCCCCCTCGCCTCACCTTGTCATGTGACAAGGCTTGCGGTAGACTCGTCTTGTCAACGAGGGAGGGAGGTGGGAAGGTGGACAAGGAGATGCGGAAGATCATCCGGGCGCTGGAGGACCAGGGCTTCGAGATCACCATCACCCGGCGCGGGCACGTAGTCGTGACCCGGGACGGCAAGATGATCGCGACGCTGGCTGGCACCGCGAGCGACCGGCGGTCACTCCGCAACGGCTTGGCCTATCTCAAGCGGGCCGGGTTCCGGTGGCCGCCCGGGCGGTAGCACCGGCCGGGAGGGTGGGAAGCGAAGCAAGCGCCTCCCACCCTCCCGGGATCTGCCCATCATCTGCCACCAGCACCAGAAGGGGAAGCCATGGACAGCTACACCGCCACCGTCGAGTTCGACACCAAGGACGACGTCGCCGAGCAGGTCGTCGACGCGCTCGGGGCCTACTACGCGGCCGCCGGCCGCAGCGACCGGGGCCGGCTCTCGGTCACGATGACGACCCCAGCCGAAGACTTCGTCCAGGCGATGCAGACCACGGTCGCGATCACCGCCCAGGCGGTCCACGCCCCCGTGCTCTCGGTCGAGATCATGTCCACCGACGAGCACGACCGGCGCCTGGGCCTGGACCCGGTGCCTGACCTCGTCTCGGTCCCCGAGGCCGCGCAGATCCTCGGCGTGACCCGCCAGGCGGTCCTGCAGCGCCTGGGCTCCGGATCCCTGCCCGGCAGGCAGGTCGGGCACGCCTGGGTGATCCCCCGGGCTAGCCTGGCCCCCACTGACGACGCGGCCGATCCGGACACGCGGTAGTCAGCCCTTGCCGATCGCCTTGCGGACGGTCTCTCGCGCGAGGCCGGCGAGCTCGGCGAGGTAACGCTCGGACAACCCGGCCTCGGCCCCAGCACGGACGGCCTGGTGCAGCGCGACCCGCGTGGTCTCGGCGCGCTCGGCAGCGTCGCGGTGGGTCTCGGCGGCGCGCAGGATCGTGGACTCGGGCCAGGTGACCTCGATGATGTCCACGGTGCGGCCGTCGTCGCCGACGACCTCGTACTCCTGCGGCTCGTCCCGGCTGCTGGTGCCCTGCGCGAGGATGTCGCGCACCGGGCGGCCGGGGTACAGGTGAGCGACGATCGCGGCCATGGACGTCCCGGACGCGGTGCGCTGATCGGTGATCGAGCGGGCGGTCATCCAGGAGCCCTGGTAGGCGGATGGGGTGGTCATGGGCTGGTCCTCTCGTGGGTCGGCCCGGCTCGCGGGGGACGCGAGCCGGGCGGGGTGGGTCAGGCGGTCGCGGCGAGCCAGTTCAGAGCGGCAGCCAGCGCTGTCGGACCGTAGGTGTCGGCCGCGAGGTGGGGGTCGGACACTTCACGGCGCACGGTCAGCGCCCAGATGGTGTCGGCGGTGTTGCCACCATCTCCGATCACGGCTCGCCACTGGCCGTGCCAGAGCAGGTGGGAGCAGTGTTCGGTGATGGACTCCAGCGCCCATCCGGCGGGGAGTGTGGCGTTCGTTCTGGTGGTCATGGTCCCTATCCCTTCGGTGGTCTGTCCCTTGCTGATGTCTCCATGGTACACCCGTAGACCACATGCTGTCTACCCCTAGACCGCGGTCGCCAGGTCGGAGCAGTCCATCGGCTCGACCCACGACCGAGAGCCACCACTGCCCCCGGGCAAGACAAAGACGCCCCCCGCCCGCCGGAGCAGGAAGGGGGGCGTCGGACCGTGACCGCTGAGTCACGGCGGGGTGTGTCGGGGTCAGGCGCCCATGACTCGCTCGAGGACGCGGCGGGCAGGGTCCTCGGGCGCGAGCGCCGCGGCAAGGGCGGCCACGTCGTCCCACTCGGCAGCGGTCACGTCGACCATGACCAGGCGCGACCCGTCGACCGGCGGGTAGACGGGGGTCCGGACGCTGCCCAGGACCAGCGTGATCAGCCACTGCGGGACGTGGGGGGCCAGGCGGTTCCACACCCACCACCACGCCGCGCACGCCAGCCCGGTGACCACGGTGACCATCGCGGGGGAACCCAGCAGCGAGACGGACCAGCCTGCGAGCGCGGGGGGCAGGTGGGGGGCGATCAGCCCCGCGACGACCACGACCAGGGAGCCCCACGCCATCGGGATGAGGGTGCGCAGGCGTGCGATGACCAGGTCTGACAGGCCCTCGGCCGGGGACTCGGTGGTGTGGGACATGAGCGACTCCTGTGGCAGGTCGTGGCGGGTTGGGGGGGGTCAGTGCAGGGCCTTGCGCCGGGCCTCGGGTGAGGCACCGATCTCGGCCCACGCCTGAGCGATCGTGCGACCCCGGGTCCAGAACGTGAGGTCGGCCGGCTTCGGCTTGCGGTCGAGCCAGTAGGCGTAGGCGGCCCGGACCGTCCCGTTCTCGGCCGGGCAGGCACGGAACGCGGCGAGGAACTGGGCCGCGTTCCAGCCGTGGGCCCGGGCGGTGTCAGCCCAGGCGGCGACCTCGTCGAGGCTCCCGGTGCGGTCGGCCAGCTCGTGGTAGGTGCGCTCGATGAGCGGGATCATGTCGTCCTCCTGCGCGGATGCCGGGGTGGGACTGGTGTGGATGTCGCCCGCGGTCCGGGCGACGCCCAGGGTCACGCCGCGGGCGGCGTACCAGGGCTCGGGGTCGATGGGAGTGGTGCCGTCGTGGACCTCGGTGTGCAAGTGGGCGGCAACCCCACCGGAGGTGCCGACCGCGCCGATGCGCTGCCCCTCGACCACGACGTCGCCGACCTCGGCGCCCCGGACGGATAGATGCTGGTGCAGGGTCGAGTAGCGGCCATGGTCGACCACGACGTAGTAGCCGCGGGCGGAGCTGTAGGTGGAGGCGGTGACGGTCCCGGCCTGCGGTGCGACGACGGCCCGCCCCACGGGGGCGCCGATGTCGGTGCCCTGGTGGTTGGTGCTGCCGAGCGTCCCGTCAGCCTTGACCGGGGCCTCGCGCTTGCCGAACCGCGACGTGATCGGGCCGGCGGTCGGGGTGGTCGTCACAGGTCAGCCTCCGATCAGGTCGTCCGGCCAGTCGGGCGGGGGCGGGTCCACACGCCGGTAGATGTGGTCACGGAGGCGCTGGGCGTAGGCCAGCGCGGACGTGTGCCGGGCTTCGAGGCTGTCGACGCGGGTCTCGAGGGTCGCGATCCGAGCGAGCGCTGTGGACAGCATCGTGATGTCGGCCGTGCGGGCGTTGCCGCGGGAGACCAGCCACGACCCGCCGAGGGTCACGCACGCCGTCACCAGGACGGTGAGAGCGAAGACGAGGTGCTCGGGCACGACGGAGCCCTCCTCGGGTCAGGCCACCCACGGCAGCGCGGGCGGGACGACGGCGGCGACGGCGGCGACCATCAGCCCGGCCGCGCCATGGGCGAGCGCGGTGGCGGCCTCGCTGCAGTGGTGAGGACATGCCCTCGGACCGGTGGACCCGGTCAGGTCGCCTCGAGGTCCACACGGACCGCGGTGTCGACGTCGACGACGTACCAGAGCTCGGCCGGCACGGCCTCCAGGTCCGCGTCGATGAAGTAGACGACGGGTGTGGACGCGAACAGATCGCGCAGGTCGTCCCCGGCGGTGATGATTCCCCAGGCGATGCCCAGGCCACCGAGGGTGTCGGTGGTGTAGTCCGTCACGGTGGTGGCTCCGCCGAAGCGACAGTGACCCAGGTCAGTGCGCGCCAGGTCGAGGCTGGCGGTCTCGACCGTGGTGCCGACCTGAGTCAGCGCCTCGTCGTAGAGCGCGAGCCGGACGTACCCGTCCGGGGTTGCCACGGCGTGGCACCACACCTGCGCGGCGTAGGTGCCCGCGTCCATCCCAGTCATGTCGATGTACGCGCCGTAGACACTGGACCCGTAGGTCACGGTCAAGTGCCCGTTGGACGCCAGCGCGATCCCGAACGTCTGGGCGTCCGAGGAGTCCCGAAACGCGAGCAGGTTGATGTTGGCCCCGGGGTCGCCATTCCAGTCGAACCAGCGCAGCGCGGCCGCGTCAGTTCCGCCGGTGTCGTCTCCGCGAATGTAGTTCCCGCTCACCGCGTCCAGCAGCCGGTCCGGGCACCCCCGCGCGGCGTTCCACTGCCACCGGTTGCCCGAGGTCGGCTGCGGCTGAGTGGTGGTGTTCAGCCCTGGCAGGTTGGCGAGGGTGAGGACCTCGTCGTCGGAGAGGGAGCCTGCGACGTCGGCCCACTTGATCACCTGGACCACGGTCAGCCTCCGCTCGTGATGGGGGCGGCCTCGGCCACGGTCCAGCCCTGCCCGTCCGGATCCATGTCGATGATCGTGTGCCCCGAGTGCAACCCGGCGTAGGCGGAGGACCGGATCACGTAGTGCCCGTCCGCCCGACGCACGTGCAGGTTGTCCGTCCAGTCGCAGTCGGCCATCGCATTGGGGTAGATCGGGTTGTAGGCGTGGTTGATGTTGTAGCCGTTGCCCTCGACCGCGCCACCGGGGCCGTGGGCCCAGAAGATGTTCCGGCGCGTGGTGCACGCCTTGGTGTAGCCGAGCGCGGACCCCGGAGCCTCCTGCTTGACCATCAGCCCGGCGTTGGCCCACCCGTCAGATGTCTCCCTGGACGGGGTCAGGCCGTAGCCCGACAGGTCGTCGTTCGGTCCGCCGAGAAGGTTGTACTCGTTGGTCAGGTACATCACCCTGGACCACTGCTGATCGTCAGAGTGGGTGCCCTCTGGCTGCGACGGGTACAGCGGTCCCCGGTAGAACAACGGGGCGTGCACCCAGCAGTGCCGAACGTGCGCCGGGTTGGTGACCAGCTCGTCGGTCTCGGCGTCGGTGAGGGTCGTGGCGATGTTGAACCCGTCCTGCACGCCAGTGATCTCACAGTTGGACAGCTGGAAGCGGCCGGCGCGGATCCCGATGGACTGCTTCATCAGGAAGAGGAACTCCTCGACGTCCCAGGCTCCCCCGGGCGGGTTCAGCTCGGGCATGGTCCACGCCCAGGCGTTGAACACACAGTTCGTAGCGGCCCAGACCCTGGCCAGGTTGGACGTCTCCCGGATGTACCCGGTCGATGCCGGGTTGGCAGCCACGATGTCCGGGCGTGGGCCGGCGACCCAGGAGTTGTCGATGGACGACGCACCGGCGGCACTCGGCTTGAGCTGACCCCAGACCATGCGCTCGGACAGGGCCGACGGCCCCCAGGTCGCGGCGACCTCGGTGGTGCCATCCCCGAGAGGGGACAGGTTCAGGGGGCCGGTGCCCGGCAGCAGGCCGGTGGTCACGGCAGAGGGGACGTAGGTGATCTGCCCGGCCGCCACGCACGCCGCGTCCAGGGCCGCGCGCCCGGCCGCGTCGATCTTGGGGACGTCGCTCCACGCCGGCCCGAGCTCACCCGTCCCACCCGCGCGCAGGTACCCGTCGGGGTGGGCGTACCAGACCGGGCTCACGGCACCGGGACCACGAAGACGAAGTCCCCGGCCTGGCACCCCTCAGGCAGCGGGGTGGTAGAAGCCAGGAAACGGCCCGACGCGGTGACGTCGACGCTGACGACCGTCGCGGCCGCGGCCGCGACCGCCTGGGCCGCGGCCGCGGCCGCGGCCGCGTCATCGGCGGTGCCCTGGGCCGCGGCCGCGGCCGCGGCCGCGTCATCGGCGGTGCCCTGGGCCGCGGCCGCGGCCGCGGCCGCGTCGGTGCCCTGGGTGTCCAGCTCCTCCAGGTGACCCCTCAGAGGGCTGCCCCAGCTGGTCGTACCGTCTGCAAGATCATCAAGGTCTATCGCCACGTCACGTCCCTCCGTCGTCGTCGACAGCGATGGATGATGATCCGGGCGCCACCCGTCGACGGTGGCGACCGGTCGAGGCCCGGCACGGGTCAGGGCCCACCCGAGGCGCCATGCACGATCACCCGGCCACCGGTGATCTGGACCCACACGCGCCGACCCACCGCCAGCTCACCGGTCAGGGTGTCGGGTGTCAGGTCCAGCGCCGCGGCGTCGCCGTCGAGGCGGACCCGCAGCGGGGAGGCCTGGGTGACGCTCGCCCACCCCCACGCATCCCGGCCAGCGGGCAGCGCCGGCAGGAGGAACACCTCGAGCATCTCCGGGACGTTCACAGGAGGACCTCCCGCAGACCGGTGCGCATGTCGGCGCCGAGCTCCAACGCCAGTGACCAGGAACTGACCGCGACCCGCACCCCGTCATGGACGACGACGTCGTGCAGGGCCAGGGGGACCGGTGCGTGGGCGATCGTACGCGTCGCGGACGGGGTGGACAGGTCGACCAGGCGGCGGACGGCCAGGGCGGTCAGAACGGCCTGTGAGGCGGCCTCGACGCCGGTCTCGGTGTGGGTCAGCGTCCTGCCCCGGGTCGGGATCGACAGGCGGGAGGCCGGGTCGGTGTTCTCCGCGACCCCGACGAGAGCCTCGGTGTCCCCGGAGCCCTGACCGATCAGGACGACCCGGTTCGGCACCGCGGTCAGGTCCTGGTCGCCGGTCCAGTCCGGCGCAACGATCGCATCGGCGGTGAGGTCGCGCACGGGTTCGCGGCCGGCCGGGACCACGTAGGGGGCCGCGACGAAACGCCCGTAGGCGTCGGTGTGGAGCGCGAAGTAGTTGATCGAGGTGAGGAGGTCGTTGATGATCCGCAGCCGGGAGGTCCCCGGCTCCCACGCCCAGCCCGCGGCCAGGGTCGCCTCGGAGTCGGTGACCGCGAGCGCGGTCTCGCCCGTGTCGGTGATGAGGACGCGCACGGCGTCGGTGACGACGGTCCCCGCGGGCAGGGAGTACGAGCCCGCGATCCCGTCGCCGTCGAGGACGGACAGCAGGTCCAGCAGGTCCACCGACCACGACCGGCCGGGCTCGGTGTGCGCCTCCCCCGGGGCGGAGCACACGAACGTGCCCAGCGGCCACGGGTCCACCCCGGCGACCTGCCACCACACGCGGACCCGCAGGTCGAGCCAGTCGGCCACCTGGGCGAGGTCGTCGACGTCCAGCGACCCACCCGAGTGCAGCACCCGGGCGGCGTTGTGGTCGACGCCACCACCGGTGATCCCGGTCAGGGTGCCCAGCGGGGCCCCGTCGCGGGCGATCAGGTCCGTCCGCCACGACTCGGTGCGGTGGGTCAGGAGCGGGTCGGCCACGGGCGGGTGGTACCCGGTGCTCATGTGGGGACCCCGTCCAGACGGGTCGCGACCAGGGTGAGGGCGTGGCTGACCCCACCGACAGGACGGACGATCCGCGGTGTGGCAACGGACACCAGGACCCGGCGCCCGTCCGGGTCGCGCCACAGGTGCGGGCCCGCCAGGTCCGCCAGGTCCAGCCACTGCTCGGGGCTGGAATCGACGCCAGGCACGAGCTCGGCGCTCAGCGTCAGGGTGTGCTCCTTGGCCTGGCCCGCGCGCTCGAGGGGGTAGGTGCGGCCCGCGTAGGTCTTGAGGACCCGCAGCCGGCCCCGACTCTGCGTGACCGTCTGCCTGTGCCCGGCCACGCACACCACGGAGAAGTCCCCGCCACCGGGTTCGGTGCTGGCGGAGACGAACACCGCGGTCGTGCCACCGGTGGTGACGGTCTCCTGCGTCACGGCGACCGACGGGAGGCCGGAGAAGGCCTCGACCCGGTAGTCGACGTCACCGGTCGTCGGCGCCGACCAGTCGATGATCGTGGTGTCGGGCGGCACACCGGTGGCGATCAGCTCCCACGACCCACCACCGGCGGACCGCCACACCCGGTTCTGCACGACCGGGGGGGCGACGACACCACCGAACGCGCTCCCGCCGAAGCCCCCGTCACCGAAGTCGCCGCTGCCGAACGGGAAGGCGAACTCCGCGACCACGGGGTTGGTGATCTCCAGGGCGACCGTGGCCGTGACCGGGTCCCAGGTGAGGACCAGGACCGCCGGGGTGGGCAGGGCGTAGGCGACGGTGAACGCGGCGGTGTCCCACGCCGACCACAAGCCGGCGCCGTCGGCGACCCGCACCCACACCGACCACGAGGTGGCGTCACCGACGACCGTCGCCATCGTCGTCGACGTCGGCGCACCGACGCCGCTGGTGGTCTCGACCAAGGCCCCGACGCCGTCATAGAGCCTGACCTCCCACGCGGACTGCGCCGAACCCTCAGCGTCGTGGTAAGCCCACGCCACGAACAGGGTTGAGGTTTCCACCTGGGTCGCGTCGGCCGGGGTCGTGATCGTGGCCGTCGGCCGGGTCGAGGACGGCAGCGTCGCGGTCGCCGACCACGGCGAGTAGTCCGCGTGCGCGCCCTTGGTGGCGACCTGCCACTCGACCGTGTCGGGGTTGGTGTAGGTCCCCCCGGCCAGGGTCCACGACGACGTCGTAGACGTGACCGGGGTCTCGGTCGTCCACTCCCCGGCCCCGAGCTCGCGGTGACGGACCTGGAACGCCGACTGCGGCGAGGAGTCCACGGGGTTGTGCGTCCAGACCAGGACCACGTCCTCGGTCGCGTCACGGACCACCGACGGTCCCAACCCCGTCGGCGCGGCAGGGGCAGCCAGGAGCTGGACGGTGTTCGACGCCGCCGACAGGGCCGAGACCAGGGCCCCGTTGTAGGTGGCGACCTTGTAGGCGTGGGTGACCTCGGCCGACGGCGCGATGTGCGTCCACGTCGTCAGGTCCGCCGTTGCGACCGTGTCCACCAGGGCGAAAGCCCCACCGTCGACGGACTCGTAGACCTTGACCCCCACGTCGTGGCGTGCGGTGTTGGTGAACGTCAGGACGATGTTCGACCCATTCTTGACCGCAACCGGGGTCCCCGGGGCCTTCGGGGTCGTGTACAGGGTCGACGACGCCGCCGACGCCGTCGACCCTGAGGAGTTGTCCGCGACGACACGCCACCGGTAGGAGTGATCGGCACCGGTGGTCACATCGGTGTAGGAGGTCGCCGTGGCGCTGACGGTAGCCACCGTCGCCCAGGCCCCACCGTCGGTGGACCGCTGCACCCTCTGGGCCGAGTACGGGGCCGCCGTGCTCACATGACGGGTCCACGTCACCGTGTGCGAGGTGTCGGAGTTGCGGGCCGCGGCCACCCCAGTCGGGGCGGCCGGCAGCTGGTAGGGCCGGGCGGGGATCGTCACCGACCCGGCCACCGCCGTGGCCCCGGAGACGATCTCGTAACCGGACAGCGTCGCCGTGACCGTGACCACCACCGGCGCCCCGTACACCGTGGCTATCGCCCCGATGCCCAGGCACACCTCGGTCACACCACCGCCGGACCCGTGGACCACGGACTTGTTCGGGTCCGACGCAGCGATCGACCCGTTCAAGACGTTGGAGTTGAACGTGTCGGTGATCGAAGCGGTCGTGCGAATCCGCGCAAGCGCGGTCTGAGTGACCGTGGCCGTGTCCTTGGTGATCGCCGGCGGGTCCGACAGATACAGCTCGGCGCGCATCTGCCCACCACTGCCGTAGGCCCGCCACAACGAGACGAACTCAGCCACGACCGACACCGCCCCTCTGCTGCGCCAGGCGACGGATGGAACCGGCGAAGTCGGCCAGGTCCACGAACTCACGGACGTCGTCGGCGCTGAGGGTCAGGTGATCGATGTGGACCGCGCCCACAGCACCGGCCTCGTCGTCAGTCGCGGTGGCGTCGGCGACGGTGACCGCGGCGAACCGCGACGGGACACCCACACTGATCTCGTCCGTCACGCGCGCCAAGGTCGCCCGCAGCTGCGGGATCCCGTCCTCCAGGCCCGTCAGCAGGCCCTGGATGATCCAGCTACCAGCGGGCTGGAGGAGGCTCAGGTCATAGGCCCTGGGGCCCTTGTGGTCGGCGATCCAATCACCGATCCCCCCGACCCAGTCCTGGACGTCCTCCCACTTCTCGCGCAACCCGTTCCACAGGCCCTCCATGATCGCCCGACCGGCGCCCAGAAGGATCGTGCCCAGATCGCCGAGCGCGCCGAGGATGCGTCCCGGGATGCCACCCACCCAGTCCACGGCCTCGGTGAACTTGGCCTGGATCCCGTCACGGATCCCGGCGACGGCGCCGACGACGTTGGTGTGCACGGTCGTGGCGATCGAGCGCAGGCCGTCCCAGATTCGGCCCGGCAGGGCCCCGACGAAGCCGATGAGGTTGTTCCACACGTCCTGGGCGGTCGAGCTGATCGCACCCCAGACGTCGGAGAGCCGGTCGCCCACGTCGATCGTGCCCGTGAGCAGGCCCACGAACCCCTCGACCAGGCCGACGACCCACTCGATTGTCTCCGCCAAGGCGGTCGCAACGACCTGCAGGACCGGGGCCAGGCCCTCGGCGAGGGCACCCACCAGCTCGATCACCGGCTCCAGGACGGCGACGAACAGGTCCACCAGCGGGGGCAGGAGCGCCGAGACCAGGTCCGCCACCAGAGGCAGGAGCGGGAGGAACGCCTCGACGATCGACAGGAGCGGAGGGATCAGAGGGGTCAGGGCCGCGAACACCTGGCCGACGATCGGAGCCAGGCGCGCCATCATGTCGGCGATGACGGGCAGGACCTGGGCGAGCGCGCCCGCCAGGACGTCGGCGATCTCGACCAGGACCGGGGTCACCGCGGCGATCGCCTCGCCGAGGACGTCGGCGGCCATGGCGGCCAGGTCACCCAGGACAGGGGCCAGGGTCGTCACGACGTCGGTGATCGAGGCGAAGATCGGGGTGAGCGAGGGCAGGACCGCCAGGAGCGCCCCGCCGATGGCACGCCCGACCTGGGTGATCGCCTGGGCCAGCACCGGGAACACCGGGGCCATCGCCCGAACCAGGGTGCCGATCGGGGACAGGACCTGCAAGATCGCGCCCAGGTCGATGCCCTGGAGGACCCCACCCAGGTCCAGGCCGGCGATCGCATCGCCGATCCCGGACAGGAACCCCGCGAACTGGTCCATCACGCCCGAGCTCGCCAGGGAGGCGAACGCGTCGCCGACGACCCCGTAGATCGCGGACCCGACCGGCTCCAGGGCGAGCAGCGCCTGGTTCTTGAAGACCTGCCAGGACTCCCCAGCGTCCATCGTCTCGGTGCCGAGCTCGAGGATGGTGTCCTGGGTCAGTCCCGCCGCGCCGACGAGGTCGCCAAGGGCGAGGGTGCCGGACTGGATCGCCCCGACCATCTGCGTCGCGCCGCGCGTGCCGAAGACCTGGGAGGCCAGGTCGACCGCCGAGGCGGTGTCGCCGGCGGCGATGAACCCCTCGATCTCGCCGACGACCCGCTGGAACGCCTCGGCGGGGGCCTCGCCGTCGCGGGCGAGGGTGACCATGCCCCGCGACATCGACGACATCGTCTGGCCGACGTTCAGGCCGGCCTTGTCCAGGGACCCGACCAGGGCCGTGGTCTCTTCGAAGGAGAATCCGAGGGCCTGCAACGCCGGGGCGTTCTGCTGGGTCGCGGCGGCGAGCTCGTTCATGCCGACGCCGGTGGCCTGGGACACCTGGAAGAGGGTGTCCATGGCGTCGATGACGCCTTCGCCCTCGATCTCGAACGCGGAGAACGCCGCCGACGTGGCCTGGATGTCGACGTCGGAGCCCAGGATCCGGCCGGCCTCGAGGTACTGGGCCCCGACGGTCTCCAGGGTGTCCCCGGACAGGCCCAGGCGGGTGTTCAGGTCCGCGACGGTCGTGGAGATCGCGTCGAACTCGGCCGGGACCTGCGCACCGACGTTGCGGGCGACGTCGACCAGGCCGTCCAGGGCCGTGCCCTGGGCACCGGTGCCGACCCGGATCGTGTCGGTGACGTCGTCGAAGCCCTTGCCGACCCCGTACAGGGCCGTGCCGGCGGCGACCGCGCCCGCGATGATGCCTGCCGCGAGCGCGGCGCCGCCGAGAGCCCCGAGGTTGCCGAGCCGGGACAGGACCCCGCCCTTGGTGGCGTCGATGCCCTCGTTGACGGACTCGTTGTCGAACTCGACCTTGACGCGGGCCTTGCCGATCTCGGTGCTCACCGGACCACCCGCCCCCCGATGCGTCCTAGTGCAGGTAGTCCTTGAGGCCACGGACCGAGGTCAGGACGACCTCGCCCGGGCGGGCGCCCTCGCCCATCCACGCCGGCCGCTTGACCTCGACCGGCTTGGTGCGCCCGCGCCGCAGGTGCCTGACGTTGACCACGGGCATGCCCCGCCTGATGGCCAGGACGGTGGCGTGCTGGAGCTGCAGGATCTCGGCGAGCAGCTCCTGGGTGTATCCCCACTGGTCCTGGCGGCGGCTCACCTGGACGGCCTCGGCGTAGGCGGTGATCTCGTCCTCGTCCAGGTCTGTGACCGCGGACAGGGCCACGCCGCCCGCGGCCGCGACCTGGGCAAGACGGGCCAGGGTCAGGCTTTTCCCATCTCGACCTCGGTGGTGTCGATCGAGGCGACGGTGTCGAGCCACGTCTCGAACTTGCCGTCGCGGCCGAGGGCGTGCCAGGCCAGCCACGCCAGCTGGGTGTGGGTCTTGGGCTGCTGCTCGCCGTGCTCGAGCTCGAACGCGACGAGCAGGTTCGGCCGGTTCGGGTTGAACGTGGCGACGGAGGCGTCGTCGAACTCGACGCGGATGAGCTTGCGGGTCTTCTTCGGTGCTGCCATGTGCGGTTCTCTCCTCGTGCGGCTCCTGGAGGGTTGAAGGACCTGGGCGGGCGGAGCCGCACGAACAACCCGCCCGGGTCCGACCGGGGGTCAGACCGAGGACTCGTCCTCGTCCCACGACGGGTCGTTGGTGTCGATGAACCACGCCTTGGTCTCCCCGCCCGCAGCCAACGCCGACCACTCGTTGGGCAGGTCGATCGCCGCGTTGTTGACGAGCTGGATCTCGACCTCGGCGAGGTTCTGGGCGCGCCGGAACCCGAACCTGTAGCTGAAGTCCCCGTCGACGAAGTCGATGAGCAAGACCTTGACGGGCAGGTTGGTCTCATCGGGCTCCCACCGGAACAGCCCGGTCCCGGTGGGGGTGATCGTCCCGCCCAGGGAGTTGAGCAGGGTCGCCCGCTCCAGCTGACGCAGGACGAACGCCGCGGCCGTTGGTGTGGCGGTGACGAGCCTGCGAAGAGGCTCCAGGGACTGCCAGCCGGGGATGTCGGTGGTCTCGCGACCGATGGTGAACGTCACCCCGTCCTCGGAGGTGTAGCCCAGGTCGGCGAACTCCGGACCGGGGACGTCCTCGACGGTCCCGGGGATCGTCGCACCCTCATCAGCGACCCAGATGGAGCCGGTGAGGGCGACGCGCACTCGTGTGGCGTCCTTCATGGTGGTGACCTTTCGTCGTGAGGGCGTACGGGAACCCCCGGCCGGGCGGCCGGGCGTGGATGGGAGCGGTAGGTCACAGCCCCCGGTAGGTGATGGTCACGTCCGCGACGTAGCGGGGCCGCGGCGGGTCGAAAGTGGTGTCCGGGGCGTCCGACATCGGCCCGAAGTCCACGCGGGTCACCACCCCGGTCGGGTGCTTGCCGGGCATGCGCTCGGCCATGACGGCCCGGATCGTGGCCAAGAGGGCCTGGGCGGCGGTGTTCGTGGACGCCCACACGTCGACCTGCATGCTCGCGGTGTCCAGGACCAGCGGGTAGCCCACAGCCGGGACACCACCCCACCGGGTCACCCGGAAGCACGGCAGACCCGGGTCGGGGGGCAGGGCGCCGGTGTAGCCGCGTTGGCCGGCGAGTGCGGACACGTCGGGGTCGGCGCGCAGGAACGCAACCAGGAGGGCCTCGGCGTTGGGCAGGACCCGGATCGGGCTCATCGGCCCGTCGCCTCGTACTCGAGGCCGGCGGCCTGCATGCCGCGGGCGAACGGGCGGGACGGGACGGTGCCCGCGGCCCCGTACTCCAAGAAGTGCCAGATGCTCGAGGTCGTCCCCACGACCCCGACCGCGCGGCCGTCCTCCACGCCGGCGCCGGTCACGATCGAACGCTTCGTGGCGCCGGTGCGCTCGGGCATCGCCCGCTCCACCTGAGCCCCGGCGATCGCGGCGATCTCCCCCATGGCCCCCACGGCCTCGGGAGAGGACAGCAGCGCGTCGATGCCCTCACGGTCGGGCTCCCACTGCACGCCGGCCATCACCACCACCTACTCGGCCAGGCGCACGCGCGCCTGGACATGGGAGACGGACCCGGTCAGGGGGTCGCGCACGACCCACGGGCGACCGTCGACCGCGTAGGCCACCTCGTCGACCTCGACGACGTCGCCGGCCGCCAGCCCCACGTCCAGGTACGTGCCGGAGGCGGGATCGACGAACCCGTACAGGTTCCACACCGAGACGACCACGGCGACCCCGTCGCGGATCTCCGAGGACTGGGACTGCTGGATCTCGCACAAGGCCGAGACGGGCACGGCGGTCACCGGCGCGTCCCCGGCCACATCCGGGTCACCACGGGTGGTGCGATCGACCGTGCACGGGCGCGTCATCAGCATCAGGACCGGGTTCACCGGCGACGCACCCTGTACCGGGCGACCGTGTCGACCCAGTCCTGGGTGCGACCGGACCGGTCGAACCCGTAGGACGTCGCACCGAGCTGGACGTTGAGGACGCCTGGGGTGCGGAAGGAACCGATGACGGCGGCCTCGGCGACGACGTCGGCGACGTCGTCGGGCACGACCGGGTACCCGTGGTCGTAGGTCACCACGACCGACCGGTAGCGGTCGGGCCACCTTCCGTGACGCTTCAGGACCCCCGCCGCAGACCACTCGAAGTCGTCGCCCTCGACCAGCGCCAGGCCATCCACCACGACCGCGTGCACGGCCGTGACGGGCACCTGCGGGAGCTGCAACGCCCACGAGGGGCGGGCATCGAGAGTGACCACGTCACCAGCCACGGCCGAGATGTGCTGACGGGTCTGCCCGCGGAACGCCGCACTGGCCTTGACCAGCAGCGTGTAGACGCGATCGTCGTCCAGCCCGGCACCGCCGGGCAACGCCCTGACGCGGGCCGGGCTGGACAACAGGTCAGGCGTGGGCACCCTGCACGCCCTCGTCGTCCCCGTCGCCGTCGTCCGCGTCGTCGTCCTCGTCGTCGAGGTCGGCGTCGAGGTCGGCGTCGAGGTCGGCGTCGGCCGGGACGGACGCCGGGGCGGCCGGGTCGGCGCTGCCGCGCCGGCGAGGTCCGGACTTGTTCGGGGTCGACCGCGGCCGGCGGGCCTTGCCACGCGCGCGAGGCTGGGCGGCGCGCAGCTCGGCCGGCGCCGCCTCAGGGCGATACCGCACGCCGTTGATGATGACCATCTCCATAGCTGGGCTCCTGTTCGTCGATCTGGTTGTGGACGGACCCCGCCCCCGGGACCGTGATGGTTCCCGGGGGCGGGGCAGCACATGTCCGGGCAGGTCAGGAGGACGCGGACTCCCCCGAACCGAGGTCGACCACCACGAGCTTGGCCGGCTCGAAGATCGCCTGAGCGGCACGCAGCTCGCCGCGCACGTACGTCTTGTTGCGCCGCGCGTAGTCCGCGTGCTGGTTGAACGCCACGACCGAGACGCCCTCACGGTCGAGCAGGGTGACCGTGCGGAAGTCGCCGACGACCGCGCGCCCGGTGGTCAGCTGACGGACCTTGACGACCGGGACACCCCAGACCGTCAACGGGCCCTGCGACCAGGGCCCGTTGCCGTAGAAGCGACCCTGAGCGTCGCGCAGGCGCTGCAGGGCCCAGGCGTCCCGCACCGTCAGGGCGACCGCGGTGGCGGTGCCGTCAGCGTTCTCGACCTTCTCGATCGACGCGGCGATCGTGTCGAGGACGTCGGTGCCCTCGGGCGACTGGTTCTGCACGCCCGTGGTCGACAGGATGCCCTGAGGCTCCCCGTTGAGGCCCGAACCCTCCAGGAGGACCCGCTGCACCTCACGGCGCAGGTGACGGGGCAGACGCGCCTGGATGTAGGACGCCACGAACCCGTCGTCGGACAGGGCCTGGTTGGTGATGTCGAAACCGTCGGCGTAGGTGTACGCCTTGGCGTCGGCCAGGGTCGTGGCGAAGTCCGACAGGGGCTTGAGGTCGCCCGGCTCGACGATCGCAGCGCCCTCGGTGACGCTGACGATCTGGACGTACTCGACCATGTTCCCGGTCATCGTGCCCCGGGAGATCAGGTCCAGCAGGGTGATGTCCTCCGGCCCGGTGTAGTCCACCGGAGCCAGGCGCTGGGGGTTGACGAACCCCGACGCGTCGGAGTCGATCCCGATCGTCGCCTTGAACAGGCCCGACATCGGCCCCAGCTTGGCGCCGATGTTGACGGGCGTCTCGTTGCCGATCCCCGACGGGTGAGCCTTGCGGAACCCCCGGTAGGCGTCGGAGGCCACGAACGCCTTCCCGAAGTCACCCGGGAGGAACTCGGTCCGGCGGGCGTCCTCGGGCTCGTCCCCACCGGTGCCGACCGGCTCGGCCAGGTCCGCGAGCAGGCTCGCCGCCTTCTCGGCCTCGGTCAGCCGGTCCTTGAGCGCGGTGTACTCGGCGGCCTTGGTCTCGATGTCGGTGGACTCCTCGACGGTCAGGTCGCGGGCCGCGGCCTTGGCCGTGTCCACGATCGCTTCCATAGCGGCCTTCAGGGCCGCCATCTGCTCCTTGATGTTCACGGGAGCTCCTCTCAGAGGATGGTTATGGTGGCGACCGCTCGGGCACGTCGCGGAGCCGGCGGCGCGGCCTGACCCGACTTGGCCCCTGCGGGCTCGTCGTCGGCAGGCGACCCGTCGGCCTGGCTCGGCTCGTCGGTCTTCTCCCCGCCAGGCGGCGGGGAAGTCTTCTCGGGCTCGGCGGCGGCGATGACCCCCGAGATCGCGTCGCGGGCCTCCACGAGCGCGTCGTAGTTCTTCTGTGACAGGACCCGGCCGGCCTTGACGGCGCCGGCCACCGCGGCAGCCTTGGCAGCGATCAGCTCGGTCTCTTGGTTGGCGCCCAGCAGGCACGGCCCCGTCTCGTACAGGACCAGCTCGCGCAGCTCGTAGACGTCCGGGTCGCCCTTGGCGGTGGTGACCCACGCGCCCTCGACGACGTCGTAGGCGAAGGAGAACTGGGTGACGCGGCGGCCCTTCATGAGCCTGCGGACCTGGACCGCCGTGGGGTTGTCCAGGTCCAGGGCGCCCTTGACCCACAAGCCCCGGTCGATCTCCTTGGCCTCGATCACGTGCCCGATGTGGGAGAACGGGTCGGTCCAGGCGTGGGACCAGATCACCGGGATCGGGTCTCCGCTGGCCGCCCATTCCGCGAGGGTCTTGGCGAACGCCCCCGGCACGACCACATCACCGTCGGAGTCGAGGTTGCCGAAGACGGAGACGATGGCCTCGAACTCCCCCTCGCCCAGGCCGGGACCTGCCGTCTTCACCTGCGCGCCGAAGTCCTTGATCCGCACGGTCAGTCCTCTCTGTTGAACTCGACGACGCACTGGCAGTTGGCGCGTTCCTCCTCGGGCAAGACCGCGTCACCAGGCCAACGGGCACCGTTGCTGAACGCCTGACCGACCGGGACGGTCTCCCCGTTCATGGCCGCGTGGGAGGACCGCGGGTTCGCCGAGGTCACTACCCATGTCTTGGTGGTCATCCCGGCCCGGGTGGCAACCTCAGCCGCCCCGAAGTTGCCCGCATCGGTGCTCGTCGTGGTCGCCAGGTACGCCGCACGCCCAACCGCGGCCGCAGCGAAGACCGCCGAGACCCCCGTCTTCCAGTCCGACTCGCGCACGGCCTCGGCGAGCGCGTCGTAGGTCTTGGCATTCCAGCCCGCCGCGGCCTTGCGCGCCGAGACCGCGACCCACCCGAGCAGCTCGTCGGGGTCGAAGTCCTCGACATCGAGGGCGTCGACGACCTCGGCCGCACGGACGGTCGCCGCCTGGTTCATGCGCCGGAACGTGATCACGGCGAGCTCGCGGTCCCACCGGTCGGTGTCCCAGGCATCGGCCAACGGAGGGACCGCCTTGGCCCCCAGGGCCGAGGTGACCGCGGCCTGCTGGCGCCCCACGAACGCGGCGACGTCGTCGGCGTAGGCCTGGCGCATGCGCTCACCAACGGTGTCGGCGGACTTGACCAGCCACCGCGGGCGAGGGGTCTTGCCGCCCAGGTTCTGCGACCCCGAGTCACGCGGGGACGCCTGGCCACCCACGATCACGTTGAGGGGGACGATCAGGTCGTCGCCGCCGTCGAGGGCCGACCGGTTGTCCAGGGCACGGGCCTCGTTGCGGAGCAGCCACGGGCCACCCACGGCGGTCGACATGATCGCCGCGCGCTCCTCGAAGGAGCCCCGCAACATCGCGTCGACGTTCGCCTCGACGTACAGCGGCCGGCCGGCGGCCAGGTCCGGGGTCAGCTGGTCGTCGACCGCCTGCTCCCACTCGCGGATGTAGGGGCCCAGGGACGGGCCGTAGAGCATCTGGCGGTACTCCCGGACGTTGGAGTACGTGCCCTGGCGGGCCCCGACGAGCTCGGGGGCGATGTGGAACGCGGTGGCGACCTCGATGCCGGTCAGGGTCCGCGCCTCGATCTCGCCCATCTCCTGGGGGGTGAACACGTCGAGCTTGTGCAGCTTCAAGCCGTCCTCGAGCAGCGGTGCACCACCGGCGTCCGGCCCCGTACCAGTGAACCGCGAGCGCCACTCGGCGTCGAACTTGGCGCGGTCGAAGCCCTCGACGTCGCCGTCGACGGGGCGCTCCACCCAGGCGGGGATGCGCGCGCCGTTGGCCCACACCTGGCGGCGCCACCGGATCGCCTCGATGGACTCGGCGAGGATGTCGGCCAGGGTGTCGATCGGGGACAGGCCCGCCCCGGACGGGGAGTACCCGTGGTCGAAGACCACCTCCTCGGGCTCCAGCTCCTGCCAGCCGTCCGGGAACTGGGGCGAGGCGCCTCGGTAGACGCGGACCTTGGTCACCTGGTCCAGGCCGTCCAAGGTGAACGAGAGGCGGTGAGCCGGCACGCGCACGAGACGGATGGGCACCGGCCCGGACGCCTGGGGGACCTTCAAGGCCGCCCACCGGTCGTACAGCAGCCGGTCGGAGATGATCGCGTGCCAGAACCGGTAGGCGGTCCGCCTGGGCTGAGGGGCGGCCAGGACCTGGGCCAGGGGATGGTCACTGACCCGGGG